TACGGCCTGCATCTTCGGCGGCCTGCATAGTTGCCGTATTTGGATATATGGTATGCGTTTCTTGGTCATGTTGCTGTTTGGGAGAACATGAGCAGAGGCAGAGGGTGAGGAGGAGGAGGGGCATTAGGCTATTTTTGTGTATTTGATGTAACAACCAGTCGACATAATGGCGGGATTGCTTGCATCGGTTATTGTCCTTTGAGCAACTTGAAGTCCAAAGGTTTGTGCGCTTGTTAAAATTAGAGTTCCATTGATCCAACCAGAAACATTCTTAGAGGTTGCACCGCCATCCATATTTACGCTTGCGTGTAGCTGAGCGTTTGAATCTGCTCTGCGTGATGCTCCTTGGTCTGTGGTTAATGAAAAATATCCGTTACCACGGCTTACTCTAATTATAAAGCAACCAGACCCAGTTAATGAGGAAAGTTGAAGGGATACTCCCCCTGTGGTTGAGGCAGTATCGCCGCCCACCCATCCTTCATATTGGTATGTTCCAGCAGGAAGCGTGATCTGTTTAGCAGAAGAAACAAAGGCGGTTGAAAGGGCTTGAGTAAGTGTCGTGTCATAAAGCGTGAAGATTTGCGGAGTGGAACGAAAAAGTGCCATTGCCTACTCCTCTAGTGACTGACCCAGCTAGCCGTGCCAGCCGTGGCGAAGATGGCTGAGAGGGTAGTGGTGGTGTAATCGCATTCGTAAAAATCCCCACTCGATAGTGCGACCATAAATCCACCGCCGAGCGTTGTGGCCGATGCCCCTGCGTTCACGAATAGTTGCCCTGCTCCTTGATTAAAGACGGTAGCCATTTTGCGGACAGTGTTAGCAGGGACGAGGGTGGCTGATGTGAGCGAGCTAAAACTGCCCGAGGTGATGGCGGTGGCTGAGATTGATAGGTTAGCCGTCACCGTCCCACTGATCGCAGGGAGCGAGCCGATGGTGACGCTGTTGGAGATGGATGCGGTAACTGACCCGATCTGCGAAATACCTGCTCCGATTGTCACCGTTCCCCCGCCAATCGTCACCACGCCTATGCGGTTTGTGCCAGCGGGGAGGGCGGAAATAATATCGACAGGAAAATTACGATCAACTCCAAAAGTTGTTCCATCACCATCTTGAAGGCCGTTGATAGTTCCAGAAACAGGTAGAGCGTTGTTATTAAGTGAGAAAATTGGAATTGCCCCACCTTCTTCAAGATTTGCGGGGGCAGGGATGCTAGGATCAATACCTTGAATCCTTAGAGTTCCATCAATGCCAGTTCCAATAACTCTAATTCCAGTAGTTGCCGTGTATCCATCAGAGAATACAGGAACATTCGCCGTCACTGTGCCAGAGATGGCGGGAAGGGAGGAGACAGTGACTGTCCCAGTAATCGCTGCACCGACGGTGACGGTAACGTTTTCTAGGGCGGACAGGCTATTCGCATCCAGCGCCACGGTGACGGTGTTCATGACGGTGACGGAGCTGGCCACGGCGCTGTTAATCACGGCACTGGTCAGGGTGACAACGGTGGGTGTTTCGCTAACGGCTAGGTAGATGTCGCTCATAGTTTTTTTAAGCTACGGTTATTCTAGGGGATAATGTCACTACGCCCTCAAGTAGCCGGGTGTAGGTGCCGGAATTATTCATCAGCAGATCGTACTTTCCGCCGCTGGTAGGGACGACGAGGGTGGCGGCCGCGGATAGTGCCATAGTGAGCTGGCCCCCGGCCGCGCTGGTCACGGTGCAGGTAAAGGCTGTGGCTACGGTCCCTCCAGGCATCTGGCGGATCTGAGCGGTAAAGGTACGCCCGGCTATGTTAATGGGGGTAGACGTATCGGTGGTGAGAAAGAGGGTGCGGGAGAAGTCTGTCCCCTGCTCAATGGTTATGTTGTAGGAGGCGCTCATGGATAATTGCTAGGCGCTTGTCAAAGCTAGAAGGTTAAGTCCCTGGACAAAGGCGCCTCATAAGTAAGAGCAAAAGGCAGGGTATGGATCGTCACGACGCTATCCATATAGCGTGGGAATAAACTCATGTTATTAAAGGAAGCGGTGACAGTGTAAGATATTTGCGCGGTTAAAGGAACAGAGCCATCGCCCCCAGCAGCTAGGCTGGAGCGAGATAATTCTAAAACCGACTGACTCATCTGCGTTACCACGAAACAGACGGTGCTAGTGCTAAAGGTGGCGGCAGTAGCGAAATTGGTGCTAAATTCAAAACGACTGATTGTGTTTTCAACAGTATTAAAAGGCTCACCGGAGTTCGCGTTTTGAGTAACGGTTGTGGCAACACTAAAGGCAAGATCGCCAGAGTTTGCGGTTGGTCTTGCGGCTAATTCTGCGCGAACAAGAAAGTGGGAAGTGTAAATAGTAGCGCCGCGTAAAAAATTCACACCGTAGCCAAAACCAAGGGGCTTTAAGGCTTCTGAATGAGGAATAACAAAAAATCTGTTTGTTTCGTTATGGCGAACGATGGCATTTTGCCGGGTGTTAGTTACTTGGCCGGTAATGCTGTTAATATACAGATCAATGCCGAATAGATCCTGACCAGTAGGAGCGGTAAATAAATTAAAAGACATACTTTTTAAAAGGCCAGATCGCGAATAACTGGCACAACGCAGTTTATGGCAAAGGTGTCTGAGGTAAAAACGCGGTTGTCGGCTTGTTCTATTTTAAATGCACCAACAAGCGAAAGGGATGTTGAGCTGCCTAAAGATTGCCTGCACAGATCTCGCAAGGAATTTGAGCTTGAGGTAATTACAAAGTCACAAAAGTACATATTCCTTGCTGAGTAACTTTCCGAAGCATCACTATAATCGTGCCCAAATGGAATGGTTGTAGCGCTAAAAAGAAGATCTGAGGATGAGGCTGTTTCTCTAATAAAAAAGCTGACTGTAGTGCTAGTAGTATTTAAGGCGCTGGCAGTTACTCCAGTGTTAATGCCCACTGCATAAAAACTGAAGCTGTTGGGATATAGATTTAGCCCGCCAGTAGGTGTTGTAACGGCGCGATTACTTAAATTTACCTCTATTAGTTGGCTGAACGGGTAAAACATACGAAAGACAGCGCTTTCGGTCGTAGTGGTAAAAATAAATGGCACTGACACGGGGCTGGCCTTTAGGAAATGTTGATGGCTAGTGGATCTGTCCCCTGCTTTGCGATGGCGTAACCCACAAAGCCGCGTGGATCGGAGAAATTGTCGGCCACATCAAAGTTTGCCAGGCGGCCGCGTAGGACAAAGTTTCTTCCAGACGGAGCGGCCGACACGGCAGAAGATGCCAGCCCATAGGCGATCTGGTTTGCGCTCATGACCACACTGTTAGTGGTAGCGGTAGCGATAACTTCTACGCCAAACTGGTGGCGCTGGAGCTGGCTAACGACGACGATAGGCTGGGCTAAGATAGGATAACTATTGTAGGTAATGCCGGTGATGTTTGAGCTTTGAGTGGTGGGAGTAGAGGCGGTGGTGGCCTCGCCCACATCCACTACCACCCACCACTGGACGGAGGCGGTGGCGTCCTTGGTCTGAGCGGCTATGTCAAAGTTGAAGGAAAGAGTCTGGTTTGCTCTAAACATTTTGTCGTTTACGGCCACTTCAAAAAGCTGGCGAGTATAGGCGGTGGGGTAGTAGGTGCGGTTATTTTGGTAGGGGTTAACCTGGTAGATAAGGCCGCGCGTGCTTTCTGCTCCGACGTAGGCGATGCCGCTGGGGAGGGTGGCGCCTGGGATTGCTCCAATTCGTGAAATAGCCAGATCTAGGCCGGAGGTGTAAGCAGAAACTTTATCCACGGTGGTAGCGGTAATGATGGCCGAACTAGGTGCGGTGCCTACGGTGACGGACAGGGCGCGGAGAAGATAAGGGGCAGAGATTAGGGAACTAATCGTGCCTATGCCAGAATCCACAGATAAAGCGGCGGTGGTAAATAAGACCTCAGATTTTTCCTGTACGGGTATGACGTAAGGCACGGTGGTGGTGCTTAGTCCTACTGCCCCTACTGCGGGCAGAATGTCCTCAATGACTGTCATGCGATCGGTCAGAGAGTTTAGGTAATCTTGTAATGATACAACCTGGGCAACGGTGTGAGTGTGAGCTTGAAAAGCGCTAGCGGGGCCAGCGGAGGAGATCATCACGGCCCAGCCGGGGGTGGTGGTGGCGGATCCTTTATTAGTCACGATGACCGATTGGGAGGTGGAGGTCTGTACGCTGTAGCTAACGGTGTTAGCTAAAAGGTAGCCTGTGGAATAGTTCTCACGGACAGAAAGGTGGATGGCTTCTGTTCCTAGATTATGGGCGATGGTCCACGGCCCAGTGCCTGTGACTACTCGCGTGTAGCTCTGGATCCCGGTGATAACTTGGTCTGCGGTAAACGGAATGTAGTTAACGGGCTGAGGAGGATTAAGCCAATTAATGGATTGGGCGGCCGCTAATTCTGTCCACGCCCCGTCCGCTTGCACGACCATGCTCTGTTGAAACACGGTGATGTACTGGATGTTGGGAGTGGCAACGGTGCCGTAGTTAATCCCTAGCTCGCAGGTTAGCGGGTGGGTAACTTCGTAATCGCCACGCAACGCGGCCAGCATGCCTTGGGTGTTAAAATCTAGGTTAAAGGTGACGTCGCCCTGGGGAGATACGGGAACAGATACGGTGAGGAGATCGTGAGTGGCGCCGCTCATGGTTCCTGCAAATTCTATATTCGCAACGTAATCCTCTGGATTGCTAACTAAGAAAGATTCCCCTGCGTTTTTAGTTACGCAACTGGCCATGAGGGCACCTTGAATCTCGGCCGCGCCGTCGTCCTTATTAAGCAGGGCGGTGCGTGATGTGCCGCGGTAAATCTGGAAGGTAGTGCCAAAGGAAGGCGGGATGTAGAGGCGCTGAACCTCGTTTACGTAGGTGCCTGTAAGCTCGTCGGAGTAGCCTGTGACGACGCGGGTAATGCTGGGCGGCGGAGGAACAATAAGGCCGAAGGCGGAGGTATAGGCCAAGGGGGATTGCATAGGCCGCAGCTCTTGATAAAAATTAGAGTTAGCGGAGTAGCTGGTAACGCGAACAAAGGATTGGGGGATAAGCTCGTTCTGGACGATGGAGATGCCAGAGGTGGCCACCCAGTTAGAGGTGCGGGAAACTAGGTAGGATCCTTGATCCTCAATGACGGCCCAGCCAGTAGCTGCGGAGATGCTGTTAAGGACAGCGGCCACGCTGGCGGCGGTGGATCCAAAGGTGATGACGGTGGAAGTAACGGAGTTAACCAGTACCTTGAACGAGCCAGAGGTAGGGGCGGCATCTACCGGGCCGTAGCTAAGGCGGGCGGAGTAGATGGAGGGAGCGGTGACGGTGGTGACGTTGTTATTAGTCTCAGTAAGACGCACAGCCAGGGTAAAGGTATCCCCTTGGACAATAGTGGGGAGGGTGACGTTACCCGGCTCAATGGTGTAGGAAGCAGTGCGGGAGGAAAGATTTCCGAAAAGGTAAGTAGCCATGAATAACTAGTAAGGCTTGTCAATCGAAGGGGGTAGGAGGAAAGGTCACAGAAAGGAGGCCATTAAAGTAGTTGGGATCCATAGTGGACTGACCCGCTATGCTCCAGATGGGGCCTGGCTCGTCGTAGGTAGAGTTTAATTTCTTGGCCGCTAGATCGGCTAAAAGCTTGCGTTTAGCTTTGAGGCGCTCGCTTTTGGACAGGCTCATATGGAGATGTAATGGCCTGCTAGTTTATTGCGGTTAATAAAATCGATCATGGCTTGGCTGTACTCGTTGCTGGCGCTGAGTAGCCCGCCCAGAATGACCGCGGCCTGCAAAGCTCCACCTGCGAGTGGACTAAAAAAGCTGATGCGATTGGTAACATCTAGGACGGGTTGGAATGGACTCCAAAAGGTAAAGTTCCAGTAGGCGTTATAGCTGGTAGCAAAAATCCAGTTTATGTCTGGCAATATATTGTCATTACCAGGCGGCTTAAGGGCAAAGATGGTACAGATCTTTGTCGCCTCGTAGGGGTTATCAAAAAACCTACCTTGGGCAATATCTACGGCCGAGAGGTAACTTTTAGGCGGGGTGTATTTGTTGACCGATTCAATGTTAAAGCCAAAGCCGCTGTGCTGGGTATACTTGGGATCCACATTGATCCCGGTAAAATCCTCTGTGTTTGCCTTGGTCACGGTGAGATCAAGGGAGGTGCGCAAAGTTTTCACAATTATGTCTGTGGCGTAGATATCCGATTGCGGGAGGTTTCCAAATTTCGGAGGGACCGGGTCATTATCAAGAGGATTAAAGGCCCGCCAATATAGCGGAAGGGTGGGTTTTTCATCTAGGTAAACGCGAAAAGGTTTGGTTTTGTCTATGCTTTCACCCTTGGCAAAACTTTCAGCAGTGGCGCGGTTCACGGCCGCTTCGGGTGCTTTGTCCCAAGCCATTTCTACCCAAGGCGGAAAGCAGTTTACCAGTCCAGGGATAAAAAATGGGGTTAGATTTTGTAAACGGTCTTGGCCCATAGTAACCGTCCAGGGGTGAGACCATTTTGGGCGAAAGGTGCCGCCTAGATCAAAGAATCTGCGCGGGAGATATCGTTCTACTTTTTCTAGGAGCTTAGCCCAAGTTTTTGTGGTGTATTTCATGCGGGCCAAAATACAACACGATGCTGAATTCCTACTTTGTAGGGGCGTAAGTAGACGTTGTGCATAGTAAACTGATGTAAAACTCTGTCTGCCCTCATAAAAGCCAGAGGTACGTAAAATTCCCTAAGCCCAACTGATTTATCAACAGCCCGAGGCGCATAAGGAGCGCCCAAAACAAGATCCTCCATTTTTATCTTTTGATCTTCGATTTGTTGGGCGTTCAGGCAATCGATGTAAGTAATCACTATCCCTGTTGGATCGTCTGGGCCGCCGCTGGCCAGAAAGACAACACAGAATAACCACTTTTCATTAATTCCTCTTGGTGGATTGGAATTAGCTATAAACCCAATACCTTTTTCAATATCTAAAATATCTTGAAGGATTGGATTGTTTTTTGTTCTTATTTTTGGCAATTGATTGTTTACGTATCCCTCAGAAACGCGATATTGGGTATTGCTAAGCAAATTGATTTTTAGCGGGTAGGTAAAGTTTAGGGATGTCGAATTAGGCAGTAGGGTGATGTTAGTGCCGTTGCCTGTCTCATTAATCTGGACGCGGTCGTCCACGCTTAATGCTTTCTGTGTATCAATATGGGCAACTAAAGCGCGAAACTTTTCTAGGATTTTGTCTCCTGCTTTAGCTTTTAGATTAGCTGGGATCATGGTGTCCCTGGTGTAGTTCCTTTAATGTAAATCTTATCAGCCACGCCCACCGCATCTAGCAGGACGTACTCTTGGACGACCTGCCAGGCTTCCCCCTGACGAGTGACGGAGGGGGCCTGCATCATCCATTGGCGTTTAATTTCTTTTCCTTGGTCGTCGAGATCCCCTTTAGGGATGGGCAGATTTGCTGGCAGTTTAGTGGTTACCCTACCAGTGACATCCCATATGCCAGAGCTAAGCGTCTTAGAAAAGTAGGTGTGACGCAGGACCATAGAGGGTTCCTTATAGTGAGTAACGCCATACATAGGGTTTTTGGCAGGCTTTGTGTCGGACAGGCCACCCGCTGTTCCATCAATATAATAGTAGGGAAAATAGATGGTAGCTCCGTCTGGAAATCCCTGGTATTTTTGTTTTAGACTTTCAATACGCGGGTGAAGGGCGATGGGCTTAGTCTCAAAGGAGCAAAACATTTCAAAGGTACCTTTGACCCCGTTCTGCAGCCAGACGGTTGTCCCGGCCCCTGAAGCGTCTGATTGCGCCTCGTAGACTACGTTCTGTTCGTAGGCGGTATCGTTTATTCTAGTGTAGCTGATGTTGGTTGCAAGATATCCAGAGATGATCGGAGCGCTCTGAAGCTCTGACGAATTGGTGACAAAATACTTTTTATTAATAGTGGTTTTACCACGGTTATCCATGCCGCCACCGCCACCCAGCATCTCAATACCTGTGTGGGTAGCTGCGCCACCTCCCCCACCACCGCCGCCAGAACCGCGAGCCATTAGCTAAACACCCCGGCGTTTTTGATAAGAGTATCTAATTTATCCATGATGCCTTTTAAATCGGGCGGATTTTCTAGCTTCACAGGTTGGGTACGTTGGGCCTCTGTGCTGGATGGGATGTCACGTAGCTGAGACGCCTGGGGTATATCCCCGACGATTCTTTCCGTGGCGGATTTTGCCTGGCTGAAAGCCTGACCGCCAAACCCAGCCTGGCTGAACATCTGTTCCTTGGACTTTTGCAACTCAAGGGCAAGTTTCTGGGCGTTAAAGACGTCCTCGGCTCCGCCACTGGTTCTAGCCCTAGCGCTGGCCGCGGCCGCCCTTTCCTCCAGTAGCTTCATCTCTGCACCTGATCCTTGGCGCTGAGCCTGTAGATCCTCAATCTGTGGCATCAGCTCAGCCTTGCGATTGGCCATCTCGATTGCCCGGTCCAAACTGCGCTGGGCGTATTTTTCCTCAATCGCCTGCTTCATTCTCTCGGCCTCTTCTTTGCCAGAGATCTGCGATTCAATTAGTTTTAATTCGTGCTTAGCGGCTAGCTTTTCACTCTCAGCAAAAGCCTTGTCGGCGGCCTCGCGAATGGCGAGCTGGCGCGTATCGTCTTGGGCTTTTTTACGAGGACTTTGTCCTTCTGGGAAAGCCATTTGCTTGAGTTTTTCCATTACTGACCCCGGATCGCCAGACGAGAGAAACTCCTTAATGCTATCGACAAACCAGAGACTTGCTTTACCACCAAGGACTTTTGAGAGGTTTCCTAGTTTATCCATAAAATCGGCAACCTCTGCCAATCTTCTCACATCATCGTCTGATGCGAATGTTCCCATGCTCATGCCTGCTTTTTCTAGCTCATCACGAGACATCCTTATCATCGGCGCGAGTTGCTCAAAGCCACGACCTAGCAATTTACTTAAAACCAGAAGCTCTTGTCCGGCATAGGTTCCTGAATGAAAACTTTCAACAAGTCTTAAGAATATCTCGTCAGGCTTTAATGTCCTTAAGTCATCAACCGATAAACCAAGATTTTTAAAAATGTCCAGTAGCTCAGAGGATCCGCCTGAGGCGGCATCTTGAGCGTTCTTACCTAGGAACTTTAAGCTCCCAGCTACTTCCTCTAGTCCTGCTCCAGATAGGGCCGCTACGTTCCCTAGCATTTGTAATTTTGTCGCACTGATGTCGAATCGTTTAGAAAGATCATCAAGACGATCGGCTAATTCGACTCCGCCTTTTGCGGTTTCAAAAAGTGCGTGAACACCAATGGCCGCGCCTAGCGCCGCCCCTGCTTTAGTGGCAAAGCCAGAGACCATGCCCTCCATGGTTTTGAGACCCGTGGCAAACCCTGCGTGGTTTATCCCTACCCTGACTTTGAGTTCTGCGCCCATAAATTATTTAAAGCCGTCGCGTCCTGCTTCGTAATTTAAAGCGGATTCTATGGCCGTTTCCATTTTAACCCTCTGGATGTCAAGAGCCCTCTGTTGTTGCCCTGCACTCAAGCAGTTAGCGATCCAAGGCACATGATTGATCATATCGACAAAGGCATCACCTGCGGACATCGATCGGTCGATTACGCTGCCACCGCCCTTCCCGCCTGCGTGGCGCTTAACCCAAGCTGGAACTGATTGCTGTTCGTTGCCCTGGGATCCACTTCTACCTCTGGTTCCGCCTAGCTGAATGGCACAAGCTGCCCATCCAGACTTAGCTATGCCCACTCGTTTTTGGACTTCTTTTATATAATTTTTAAGCGGAGCTTTATCCGCCACAATACTTAGAGCGTTTTGCTGGCGCCGGATCCTTGGCCGCCTGGGGATGGGGGCCCGCGCTTCCCTATGCGATTGGCCACCGTCAAACTCTTGGACAAAGGCAAGAGACAGCGAGTGCGGAATGTTTATCCTAGTTAAAATTTTTCTGGCCTCGTCCAGCTTTCTGTCCTTGATCAGCTTCACAAATCCGCGAGCGGCGTTTAAACTGGTTCTGGCTACGTCTTGAAAGATGTCTGAAGGCAATTTGTAGACCTTGCGGATATCTCGATTCACAGCGCCTTCCCCTAGCGCTTTGCCCGATGCGTCTTGGCCTGAAACGGCTTTAGATCCGCCAAAGGGTTGGGTTTGAAAAACAAGATTGGTAGCGACAAGCCGAGCCTGCGAGCGGATTACCTCGCTAAGTGATTTTTGTGAATGGCGATAAAAATTTAAAAGTGTTGTACGAAAGGCAACGTCATCCACCTCAAACTGGATAGCGCCTCCACCTCCCTGTAGTTTTAGTCCAATCACTTCCCTGCCCTCCGGGCGCGGACTGCTTCGATGGCCAGCAACTCCCCTTCGCTAAGTAGATCCACGCTACTGCCCTTCTGCATAGCAAAGGCCACGTGGTACCAGTACGCCTGGCCGATGGGCATGTTCCAGACGGTAGCCTCGGCCCACCCGGTAGATCCGCAGACGCTAGCCACAATAGCCAGTGACCAGGGTAAGCCCGTAGCTTCCCGGCCGCTGCTCTGTTTTCTTTCCGGCTGCCAGAGCTGGGGCAACGCATTAAAATCATCTAGGTAAGCGCGAAACTTAGTCGTCTCAATCAGAAATTCGCAGCGCCAGCTTTTTAGCCAGTCCCAGATCAGGCTTTTGTCGGACAAGTCGGGCAGGCGCGGAAAGACAGATCGGCAGATGTTAACCGCTAGGCGGAGATCCCTGGCACTGGGGAAAGTCCCGCCAGTAAAATAGGGAGACTGGGCCACCTCTAGGTTAAACATGTGCCAGAGGGACAGCGGCCGCAGTGGCAGGCCGAGGACACGATGGTCCTCCCTATTCAAAAATGATTCTGCAAAGTGGCGATTCATCGCCGCCTTACTACTTACGTGCCGAGGGCGCTGTTGGGATTGTAGATGCCAGTGGCGCTGACCTTCACCACATCGCCGACGGTCTTGGTGTAGTTCTCTGCCGTGCGGATAAAGGTATTTCCACCAACCGTAAAGGTAGCGGGAACGGACGCGCCGGAGCTGATCCCCTCAATCGAGACGTTATAGCGAGGATTGTAGTAGGTGGTCACGGTAGGGGCGGTGTTGGCGGTGCCGGGGTCGATGACGATCTCCGTGAGCTCGCCTGTGATGGTCATGGAAATAAATTCCTCAATACCCGTAATGCTCGTTACCCCAGTAAATCCTTTAAATGGCATATATTTAATTCCTTAGGCGATGGTCGAGAACGTGACAGAGGTGTTAGAAAGCCGAGCAAAATCGGTGTTGGATAAGCGCAGTTCTTGGCGGAAGGCGGTGGTGCCAGATACGCCAGGGAAAGCAAAGGTATCGGGAAGGGTTTCTGTAACGGTCTCAATGCGGCGGTACTTCTTAAAATGTTTTACCACGGTGCCGTCAGTGCCAGTTATGTAGACGTAGTCGTCTGTGTTACTAACGTTCTGTGAGATGCCCGCAGTTACTCCGTAAGTCATAGCCATATTGATTTCTCTTTACGTGTCAACTGGGCTGAACAAAGGCGGTGAATTTTACAGAATCTTCCATGACCTTATCGTTAGATCCAGTGCTCTCCTCGCCCAGATAACCGCCCATAAGGGTGGCCCCGGCGATGGTGGTCACGGCCGTGAGCTTAGTATTCAGCCAATCAAAGTTAGTCCGATGAGCCGTGACGGTGCTGGCCACCTCTATTGGCGTCATAATGGTGCAGGTGAAGGTGACCTTGCGGGTGGTAGCTAGAGATCCTTCCACCACGGGCACGCTGGATTCTGCGTGAACGATGCAAGCGGGTAGTTGCAGGTCTGAGATCCTGTGACCTGCCTGGACGTAAAGCCCGGCGGGTTTGCTGGCGGCCGTAAGGTAGGCGGCTAAGCCGTCCTCGCTGGTTAGGCGTAAGCTCATCGCACGTCCTCAGGATCGGCCAGCATAAGGGTAGAGACTCCTTGGTCTGCCTGCACCCCGGTAAGGCGCTTGGCGGCCCCGCCGACGGTGACGATGCTCATAAGGGCGGGCAAACTGACGGCGCTGGTCAGACAAACAAACTCCGCGTTTTGCGGATTCACGAATCCCCCCATACCTAGCTCTGCGGTCTGCTCGCTGGGGGTGTAGACGCCCTGGACGGCTAGGCCGGAGATAGTGGCGGTGGTGGGCATGGCGGAGATCATATCGGCCGCGCCAGTGGTCATAAGGGTTTGGAGTTCGGTCACGTCGTACCCCTTATGTCAAAACTTGCCGTCTTACTGCTGGCCTATAAATTTGGCAGATGGCTAGGGTGCTTTTTATCTTTGTTATGATTTGTAGCGTGGCGCTTGGGGCTGATGCTGTGAGTGAAAAACGTCTAAGCCTAGCCAACGGAAAGTGGTGTCTAAAAGGAAAGCCGTTTTCTGGGGTGGCGTTTGTAGCGGACGCAAACTGGCGGGCAGAGATGACTTATCTGGATGGGACGCTAGACGGTCCCGTGACGGTGATTGTAAATAATAAACTGTTCTCGCAGTTCAGCTATTCCAACGGTGTAAGAAACTAGAGCTGTTTGAGCCAAGAGTTTTCTAGTGACTCGACTTCTCCCATGGTTTGCTGGATGGCTAGATCTACCGCGGCCCAGCCGCATCCGTAATCGTGCCCGCCGATGAGGCCGCCTGTTTTTACTTTAGGCAGCCAGGCTAAAATATCCGCCTTTACGTTTTCGTAGTCGTGGGCGGCATCGATAAAGACTGAATCGAGCGATTGATCGGGAAAGAAGTTGGCGCCCTTCAAACTGGTCATGCGTAAGGGGACGAGCTGGCGTGAGACGGGTTTTACATTCGCCAGAAACTCTTCGTAGAGTGTGCCGTTTTTTATGCACTCCTCGCCTGCGTGTTCCTCGCTCCCTTCCCAAGTATCGACGGCGTAGATTTCTATCCTTGGGGATTTGTTCCACGCCTCGACCAAAAGGAAGGCGGTGGATCTGCCCTTCCAGCTTCCCACCTCGACGATCTTTCCGTCGGCCGGACAAGCCGCGACCATCCTGCGGTAGACTCCGGCAAAGCTGAACCAGTCCGCGCCAAACTCGTGCCCAGCGTTTAAGTGCGCTAGGTTAGGATCCATTTTGTTTGCTTATCTAATTCTGTGGCCACGCGGGTGGCGTGATGGTTCTCCTGGTGAAACTCTGGGCTAGGACAAAAGGCTCCGCGGGTGGCGCCGATATTCTGGATACGACTTACCCTGGGGAAGATCTCCCCGTTGCCCATGCTTTCGCGTACGCTCTGGACGCCGCCATCCCAGAAAGAATTATCCCAGTTAGGTAAAAGATATTTTTCCCATGCGCTTTTCCACGTAGCCCAGCCCCAAGGTGTAAACCAGTGGCGGAAGCCTGCGACGCTGGGATCTGCATCGGCGCCGTGTTGGTTGTAGGCGGATATGGTCAGAGTCTGCTTAGGGGCGTGTGTCCGCGCCCATTCAAACCAGCGCAGGAGATCCGGGCTGGGCACGGTATCGTCCTCGAGGTGGATATGGTAATCGCTAACCCGAAAGCCCAGCGCCATGCAGTAGCGGATCATGGCGCCGCATCCAAGACGATCGAGCATGACCATGGTCTGCACTCCCTGCCCTTTGCAAAATTCTGCGATCTCTGGAGTTTTATCGGATGGATCGAGAACTACGACGACGTCGTACTCACTAATCCCGTCGCACTTAGCCAGGGCTTTTAGGGTGGTGGCGAAGTAGTCCGGCCTGTTGTAGCCGGAGAGTGTCAGAGTTTTATTCATCCTTTGAGCAAGGCGTAGGCCGCCAGATTGCCCCCGGTGGCTTTATTATTTTGCAAGGCATCGGCCCCCAGTCCCTCTGGACGGATACGGATCCCGGTAGATCGCGAGAAGTCGGGCGTATTGCAAACTAGGGTACTGACTCCGTTTTTGCGCAGTGCCTGGCTCATGACAAAGTCGTCCGCAAGGAAGTGGGCACGGCCCACCGCGTCGAGTGAGGCAAACTCCTTAGGACTCATCGCGGGCCAGAGATCCGCGCTGGGCATATCGCATCGCCTGCAGATGACGCCAGCAAAGCCCTCGAGGATCTCGGCGTGGCCGAGGTGATCTGGCGCGATGGCGTAGCCCGTGGATCCTGTCATAAAAAAGCCACAGATGCCGAGCGCCGCTTTTTGCGTTTTGTTTTGTTCGTCGGCGAGCACCTGCAACATCGTGGGACCGTAGAGGATGTCGTCATCGCACCAGACGATCTGGGCGGTGGGATCCGTCTCGGCCGCCATCGCACCGATAAACTTGGTGGCGGGGCCGTGATCTAGGGTTCGGTTAATTTCTAATTTACCAGAATTGGCTAAGGCTAGGAGCTCGGCTGGGATATCCCCAAAGCGTTCGCCTGTGCGGGCTAGTTTTTCTGGGACGGAAAGGATGATGCGATCGGCAGGGCGTGACTGGGCCAGCAGACTCTGGATGGTGGGCAGGATCTTCCCTATCCGCGTGGGGGTGGTGGTAAGGCCGACGACTATTTTCCCAGGGCGATCTACGGGATCGGGTAGGCGGACGGCCGCGGCTGGGACAGTTCCCTGGGTAATAAGATCTACATCCCAGCGCAAGGGTGGGCAGGCGGTGTCTTTATCACATTTTACAAAGAGCAGGATCCGGCCGAGAGCTGCGGCGGTAGCCTCCTCCGCATCCTTGACGATGTGGATCCGTTTGCCTGCGATCTCAGTGCCTGGATCGGTAATAAAGAGGTATTGAATGGCGGCCGGATTGTCCGAGGTATCCATAAAGAATTTCTGTAGGCGGAAAGCGTCTTGGAATGGGCCATTAAACACGATGGTGATTTGGCCCCAGTTCCCACGGAAGTTTTCCCGTAGGCAGCGATCCGCGTCGGCGGTCTGGCCGACGGCCCGCAGGCACTGCTCGATAAGTAGCTTGGGCAGGTGGCCGTACCACTTCGCGTCTAGATTCCAGATAACGCCTGGGGGACGCGGTAACGTCTCGATCATATTAAGCAGGCGGACGGCTTCGGAGAAATTACCCTCGTCAATAAAGAGGGTGGCGAGGTGGCCGTAGGCTTCGCGACGGGTGGGGCAACGGGCAATTCCCATGCCGAGGTACTTGCGCTTTTTAACGTGATCCGCGCACATGACGCCAGCCATGCAGAAAAGCTGGTAGCGTTCGGTCTCGCCTAGATCTGGATGCTCGAGGCCGAGGAGTGTGGGGCCGATGCTCTCTTGGTAGAGGCCGCGTAGGTATCCCTCTTGGGCTAAGTAGTAAAGATTCATCCCGGTATGTTGTAAGAGGGTGCCGAGGATCCGTTTGTTGCGATCGCTAGAGTTTTTCTTACAGGTGTTAGGTGCGTGGATGACGACGAGGTGATCGGCTAGGCCGACGCCGAGGCCGGGCACGGGTTTGACTCGTTCATGGACGGCTCGTTCCCAGATGGCTGGCAGGGTGCCGTCGGGCTGGCGCCGGAAAATTCTTTCCCGGCGGTTATCCCGCATCCCGCTATTTTGGACGTCGTACCGGGTGACTAAAATTTCCCAGCCTTCTTTGGCTTGTTCGCGGACGAGGACGGCGTCGCGGTGTAGTTTAGCCTGGCCGGGATCCAGCAGGTCGTCCGCATCAAACCAGACGACGTACTTACCTGTCGCTAGGTTAAAGGCCATGTTTCTGGCGGCGGCGAAATTGTCGATATGAGGCCAGTCAGCGTGCTCGGGTGCGTTCTGGTACTCGCCCCAGACTAAAGCCTCGCCACAAGCCTCCTGAGCGCAAATACGCACACTCTGCGCATCATTTTTACCGCAAGCGGAGACGACGACGACTTCGTCCCATAGACCTGCGCAGGACTTAATTAAACGGGCGACGAGTTCCCCTTCGTTGGGGCCGACAATTAAAGCTAAAGAGATAAGGGGGGTTTTCATAGTTTTTGAGTAGGGAAGCCCAGCACACCCCCCGATGTGCTGGGCACCCTGATGAATCTCTAACTCTTAGACCAAGCGAACCAGCGAGGCTGTCGATCCACGTCCGCATCCGAATAGTAAAATATAGGAGCGGTTTCTCGTTCCGAGCGTGGGGTTATAGAATTCTCGCATCTGTAAACTTAGTCCAGATACGGGTTCCGTTACGTTTTCGATGGAGCCGGGGTAGTCCGAAGGAACTTCGGGCAGACGGGCCGCCACCAAGAGCGCTTCCTGTTGAGCCGCGAAGCCTTTGCTGATCGCGGAAGGGAGCGAAGGGTAGGAGAACACTTCGATGCCGTTGACCAAGCCGACCGAGCCTGTGCGGATCGAATCCCCTTGGATCTGGGCGTTTGCCACGATCGAGCTGTCGTTCAGCAGGCTGGCTTTGTTGTTGGGCGAAACGATTGCGTAGCGGCTGCCGCTAGGCACTTTGTTTCCGTCCAACACCACACCCATCGAAACGATGGAGCGGTAGCTGAGAACGTCGGCCGCCACGGTCATCGTGGAGGTGTAGGACGCTGCGCTGATGGTGCCGAGCAAGGTATCCACCATGGATTTGCCCAGGGCGTGTGCGGCGGAAGCGGCGAAACGCTCAATCAAGTTGATCGAGGAGCTGGCGGCTTCGGAGTCATTGATGGCCACAGTGCTGTGGATCAAGTTATCCAGCGACACGATGCAATCCGTCTGAGTGCGGTCTCCCGCGACGTATCCGTTTGCAGTGCTGTAGGCCACTGCGGTTGCCGCAGTGATCAAGTGGGTGGTGACGATATCGCCCTTACGAGCGGAAGCGTCGGAGAAGTCCGCGTAGGCGGACGTGAGGAAAGGGAATTGCTCCACCAAGAGGCTGAGCGCCCGTTGGGAAACTAACTTTCCGTTACTGACTGTTGCGAGTGTGTTTGCCATATATCTATCCTTCTTTCTTGGTTATCGTGCGAGCTGGTTTAGTTTCGAATAAATCACAGCCGCACGACTGGGATTTTTTTCCTCGTTGAACTGCTTGAGCAGGTCAGCGCGGGAAAGGGTGGGTGCCACGATCTCGAGGGGTTGTGTGCCTCGGCTGGCTTCGAGATCAATTTTTAAGCGGCTGAGTTCGTTGTTCAGCGCGACGATCTTGGGATCCTCGTGTAGTTCAACGGCCACTTCGGCCACGGCGGGAAGTTCGGGTGTCGCTTCGACCACAACCTCAGCGCTGGGCGCGGGGGCGGGTTCGGCTACGACTTCGGGTTCGGAGAGCTTGGCGCTCATGGCGGGGGCGACTTCGGTGGCGTCGCCAGATGCGTCGACGGAAACGATTGCAAGAATCTGATTCACGACGGCGAGAAGATCGCTGATGGTTGGCTCGGCCAATTTGGTTTCCAGTGCCGCTGGCGCGGGCGCGGTCACGATCTCCGGCGCTTGTTCAACTTTTGTATCGGTCATAAGCGACTGCACGCTGTCAACCTGAGCGCGAAATACGCCCGTGGGATTGGCTGCGGGATTTAAAACGAGATCGACGGAATACAAGTTTGTGACATTCGCCAGGACGGTGCCGTCCTTAGCTTCCCTGGGGATCCCGGCAAAGCTGATGGAAAAGCCGATCTGCGTGGGCAGGGTGCTAATGATCTCGGAGAAGTAGGAAAATCCGTCGTGCGATTCAAAGAGGACGAGATCGGCGCGGACGCGGCCGCCATCCAGGGCAAAGCCTTCGAGGTAGCCGATGATATTGGAGATGCTGGAGCTGTGGTCGCTGAGGACTTTAACTTGGCCAGCGGCGTTCCCGGCCTGGACAACTTGGTCGAGGGTGTCGGCATCGACGACCATGCCATGACCCAGAGCGGGTCCGGCGGTGATTACGGATACTTTACGAAATAACTTTGTTGAGGCCATGCTTGCGCATGGCGTGTCAAATTAGTTACGGGAATTTACAGGGTTGGGAAAGTAAGGCTGGTAGGCGACGGGCTCGCCGCCGGATGGTGGGGGTGGCGGTAGATGGCTAATAGCTCGCATAATTGCCTCTGACAATTCGGCGGCGGTTTTTTGAGACCGCATGGTGAGGGTTTGATTATTAAGACCGCCAAACTGGAGCGCCACCTGCCAATCAAATGTGAGGGATTGCGTAAGGACGTACAAAGCGAAGGCACCAAAGATAGCGCATAAGACATAGTTGTGAGTAGCTAGCAGGACGGCACTAATAACAAAACCAACCAAGCTCACTAAAACGCCAAAAAGGGTCCCGATGCCCTCGCCTTTTTTGAAATGGGAAACTCCAATAACTTGAGATATGGAAAACGCTTGATTATGAGGTGAGCCGATGAAAATCGCTTTCTGCGTTACGCGAATGGTGCCGTCGTTAAAAAATACAACCTCTTCATTTTCTTCGGCAGGAACGGGATTGGGCGGATCAAATTGTATCCTACTGCTCACCCCCCAAGCCTGCTCCCCTTAGAAGCCGTAGCAACTACTTTTTCTTTTTAGGTTTCGGGCGGTACTTACCGATGCCAAGGGCGGACACGATCATTTCCTGCTCGGCCTTAGTTAGTGTTAAATCTGCATCGTCGCGCATGGTGTACGTATCTGTGGACGGTGCGGGCGCGGGATCTGCAACTGCCTGAGGAATGGTCACAGGCTCCGGCTCGGCCATTGTTAAATTCACGATCACTTCCTTCGCCTCTAGCGCTGGGGTAACGGTGGCATCCTGCGCGGGGGCAATCGCGGGCGGCGTATCGTTTACGACCGCGGCTGTGGCAGATGTGTTGTTAGGAATAAACTGGATATCAGAGACGGGGATCCCCGCCTCTAAGCACTTGTTTTTGATGTAAACCTGTTCGGCGATCTTTTGATCGACGATCTCTTGCCAGTCGTCGCCACGTTCGGCACTAATATCGGCGAGGGTGCGGATGCCCAGTTTGAGATCCTCGCGATCGGCGGCGCTGTCCCTGCCCGCATCGATGGTGGTGCGTTGGGGTGTGTGATAAACGGCGTTCCACCATTTATTCATTCCCCTGGGCGGAGTCAGATCTCCGCGTTTAATTGCTTTAGCCAAAGCCCAGAGACGGACGCGGCTGATCATCTGGGTGATGATGGCTTGGGCGACTTCATCAAAGCGGCGCTGGGCCTGTGCCAGGACAAAGCGCTGGGATGGGCCGGAGAGATCCGCTTTCCACATGTACTCGTAAGGCAGGCCGAGTCCGGCGGCCGCGGCCCGCAGGTACTGGTCCATGTGATCCATGATGTTCTGTGATGGGCGTTCATCCTTGAGCTCTACAATTTTGCGACCTGCGGGAAGGTTCCAGATGGCACCGCCGCCCATAACGGCATCGGTGGTAATTCCTTCAGCGCTGGTACTTTCTGGGCCAAAGAATCCCATGCTACCGTCGCCCTCAAGGGCTAGGCCGATCTGGCCTGAGCGTTTGGCGGCTTGCATGGTGTAGTCCAAAATCTCGTCGCGATCTTGTAACAGGTTCACGCAGGTGACTAGACGTGAGAGGGAGCGAAGTTCGTCCGGGCGATCGCGTTCCGCCAGGACGATTACGTCAGCGGCTTGAACTTCGGTGTAGGTATCCCCGTCGTTACCGCTTTTGAGATAGTAGGAAAGAGGGCGGCCGAGCGGGCTGACGCGTACGCCGTCGATCACTTTAGGATCGCGGATGTTGTTCGGTGTTTCGCATCGGTGACTTTCCACCATCTGAATCATTGGGTAGCCATCGCCGTTATCGGTCAGAAGTAAAAAGACTTCGTTATCACGGAGCATGGATCGGCAGGCGACTTGTTGCATGGCGGACCAGTCCAAGATCCCACGCACGTCGCAGGCCAGTGACCAGTTGGCCATCCATTCCTCGGTGGCTTTGTTCCATCCTTCGTCGGCGGTGCGGGCTTGGGCTTTGATGCCAGGGCCGATGGAGTTGCGGGTGATACTATCGATGGCGCCACGGACGACTGGGTTATTATAGTAAAAATATCTGGCCATGCCCAAGACGGCACTACGTGAATTATTTGTGACGTCCCGCCGAGTGTCTTGCGGTGTGGGCTGGATCCAGCGCCTGCGATTTTGGTCAGGTTGCCCTGCCCGAATCAAACGACCGAAAACTCCACTCCAATTCATCAGGTTACTTCCTGTGTGTAAAATGGGCGGCTGACGGATCCTGTGGATAAGGTCAGGAAGTCCTCTACTTGGGCGGACGTAGTGAAGTCTTTAACTTTTCTCCATGCGCAGTAGGCAAGCTGGGCGACGGTGGCCGGGCTCATCCCTGGCTGAAGCGAGTAGCTAAAGGATTTGCCCGCGACGCTGGCGCTAATCATGACTCGGCCCCCGTTGGTCATGGTGGTGGTCTGGTTGCTGGCCATCGCCTCCAGGGCAAGGCGTAACGCCACCGGGTCTTTCGCCGCTGTGATCCAAAGGGAAAATATGAGGGCCCGCTCCACAAGGCGAAGAGGTGGTGTCAATCGATTGGCGGAGGGACAGGCCGATGGCTTCGGCGCTGTTTAAGATAGGGCGAATAAAGACTAGTTCCGTCCTATTACATCCCATCATGTAAGAGCGGATTTTACCCGTCAGGCTAAGGGAAAGTTTGTAGGTATCTTCTAGGTTATTCATACGGGTACGGGCTCCTGTACTGGTGCTGGGGTGGGTTCTTTTATGGTCATGCTCTCGAGTAAAATAAGCTGCATTTTTTCGCAGTCGCCCAAGTGGTTCCCGCCGACCACTTCCCACTGAAGTTCTTTGTGGCCGAATTTCATGCGGCGCTCGACAAGTCGTTCGGCGGTAAGCTGGGCGATGTAGTCGCGCCCAGTATTACGAGGGAGCCACCAATCTCCGCCGTCGCGGTCTTTGATTTTGTTTAAGTAGAGGCGTTCTTTCCAGAGGTTGTCGTCGTACTGGACCATTTTGACCAGGCGGCCGCGGTGCTCGATCGTCTGCTTTACGACGCTCGATTTCATTCCGACGGTGACTCCCCTGCCCTTGCTCGCCCAAAATCTGTTTCCACTGTTTAAAACAAACTCGTAGACGCCACCTGTCCGACGGGCCGCGTAGCCGGAGTCGACGAGGCCACCTATGCACTTCATGGTTTTGCCTGGGCAATCTTTAACCGTGTACTCCTCTTGAAATTTTGCAGAGATCGCGTCCCAACCAACACACGTGCCGTAGTCGACCATGGCCGTCCATCGTTTGCCTGCGGACATTCCAGAGGCGCGGATAAGATACCAGAGTTCGGTTTGCTGGACGTCTACCGTCATGAACATTGAATCAGGTTCCCGCGGTATCTCGCCCATGATGTATTCTGGTGATGACTGGATCACGTCCTCTACGTTGCTGGACTTTACGGTGGTGGCAGACGGGGACCACGGCCGGGCTAGGTAAGAGTTTACAAAATAGTGCAGACCGCGGGGGCTGTCTTTGTCTTGCAGGAAGCGGACGCTCAGCTCCCCCCACTTTTTAAACGGGGAGTAGAGTGAGTTAAGATGATAGGAGCGGCGGCCGGGCTCGCCCAGTGCGGTGGGCTTCCAATGCCCGGCGGTGAGCATAGCGGCCTTATGTTCGTGTCCGATCAGCTCTCGGCACCCTGGACACTCGTATCGCGTAGACTCAGCCACACGATCATAGTTCCAAGTGGCCGAATCTTCATCGAACGCGGCCGCGTCGTACTTGATCCCCTCCCACCCTAATTCTAACTGATGCTTACAAAACGGGCATGGAACCATGTAGACCCTTTTGTCGCCACGCTCGTACTCGGTCCAGATGTTCACCCCTCGATCCAGCGTCGGGGTCGATGCCATGACGAAAAGCCAATCGGCGAAAGACTCCATGCGGGCGCCGACGAGCTGGAGAGGCGGAGCCTCCTTGTCGCCCCAGTCTGGGAACTTGTCGATCTCATCGGCAAAGACAAGACCAGCAGATCGGCTGGAAAGATTCGCATCAGATCCAGCGCCCACCCACCAGACGGTCGCGTCCTTAAATCTCTGCTCGTCTAATTTAATTAGATCTCGATCGGCGGGCATCTTTTCCGTTAAGCACGGATTACACTTAACCAGCTCCAGCCATTTCTCCTGGCTGATGCTGCGCGCCAATTTTAAAGAAGGCAGGACCATCATCGATGCCGTCGGCCGTGCGGCCACCCGGTGCGCAAGCATCACCTGGAGGGCCGTGGACTTACCCGACTGAACCGCAAAACATAAAACCAACTCATGCACCCGAGGATCCGTCGATGCGTCGATCACCTCCCGCAGATAGGGCATGCGATCTAAACTAAACTTACCAGGCTGAACTTTTGAGTACCGATCGCTGAACTGTAGATTCGATTCCGCCCATCCTGAGACCGACCCAAAGCCGGGACGCATATGCTTCGCCCGCGCCTCTTGTTCTGCATGATGATTGTTAATCGCCATAAAATCATGCTCCGTGAATCATTCGAGCCATCAGCCGAGTGCAATACTCCGTGATCCATACATTCACCTCTTCAGTCTTTAACATTTCTAAACGTGGCGGGGCCGTCCGCATCAAGTCATCCAGTCCGGCCCTCATTTCTCTAAACACTCGATCCATAGCTTCCACATGCGTCGAACGTGGCATCACAAACCCAGCGGCCGTCCTAGCACGCTCGTAATCGTTGTGCCGCTTGATCGCGTTGTCCTGTAGTTTTGGTAAAACCGAAAAAGCACCACGCATCCGCATCGGATCCTTGGCTTCTGATGCTTCAATCAATTCTTTCACGCATGCCCAGACGAAGCGGGCCGCCGCGTCGGCGTGCCTACGGTACTCAGCCACGCCCGGATCCTCGCCAGGCTGAATAGGTTCCATCGATGGGCGATCGGTATGCGTTGCAGAATGTGCGGACACGGCCGCGGCCAACTGCACCCGAGGCGCCCGCTGGCCGTTAACCGATCTCCATGCTGTAGCCTCTGCTAGATTGTTAAGAGGCATCCCCTTGGCCACCCACTTGGCGACCGCTTGCCGTGAGCACCCCCATTCCCTTGCTATATCAGTGGCCGTCATAACATGGACGCAACCTGTCAACCTTACCCAGCAGTTAAGTTCCTTACGCGGATTATACGGGAGTCGTTTCCACCGCAGAGTTTCTACTCAAGGAGACTCCTTGTGTGGACTGATCACCTTCTCTTGAGTAGCCACCATGTGCCGACCATGTGTCCGACCATGTAGGTGTGTAAGAGATAGAAGATAAGGAAGATACAGAGGGAGTTACATGGTCAACATGGTCACTTGGGTATTTAAACACGCGCGCGCGGGTGCGCACGCGCACGCGAGGGTAATTCGCACCTTTATAGCAACCTACCATGGCGACCATGCGCAACCTCATGAAACATCTTGAGAGGGAGCGGGATCGGACTCTGCATGGTCAGACGCATGGTGGTCTACATGGTCTGGATAGATCCTTGTGATGACTATCTCTCGGCTATGGCCCTCGCCTTTAATCGTTAGTATGCGATCACCAAACTGCCTGCCATCAAACCTAGCCAAGATCTTGCCAAACGATGATCTCTCCTTGCGCACCACATCTTCTCTTTCTGGAATGTCCTCGTCTAGTACCCAATGAAACAACCCCTTTTCCCTAGCATCAGCCATCAATGTAGCTGCCCTGAATGAAGTAGAGGCTCCTGCGAAGAACTGTGTACCCACCAGCTTGCTCATGTCGTGCAGGGTATCGTCAGTGCTTACCGTGGCCCGCTGGCATGGATGCACACCCGTCACCATCTCAATGATCCCACCGATTTCAGCAGACCACCGGGGAAAGGAGCTATTGGTCTGAGTACCACGCGGCCGTCCGCTATCATCCCAGTGCTTAGCCACCGCCCACATCGCCGCTAAGATAGTTCCCCTAGTCCTTAAAATATCCTCCTCACTTACATCCTTCTTGAACTTTCTATCCTCAATAAACGCCTCCTTAACATGTAACGCTAGGTGAAGCGTCCGCCTTCGCATGTCTGGATTTACTCTAGCACTGTTCGAGGTGATAAAGATTAGCGTGTTCTTATCCACCACAAAACTTTTCGACAATCCCAACAGCCGCCCCTTCCAAGTAGAAGCAGTGATAAACGCCTCCAACGGGCTACTCTTAATTTCACCGCGCCAGTTGTCGAACACCAGGTAGCGATCCCCAGCGATCGCGCACGCACTGAGTAGCTTGGCTAGCTCATCCTGCCCTTTCGAGTCCGGCGGGGCCGTGATCTGCATTGGACCGAACACTGGGCACACCGCATATCTGCACAGCAACGTCTTGCCTGCACCTTCACTGTTAGCGCTAAAGATAAACGCGGGACGCGGCTCCCGCACTGCCAGCAACAGATCTAGGAAGGGGGCAAACATCGCACCTAGCGCCACCGCCTTACCTCGCGCGTGCTCAGACGGTTCCTCTCCAAAAGGGAACTCGCTTATCAGCTCCAACAGATACGCCTGGGCATCTTCAAAAGCCATATCCCTAGCAAAGTCTTGCGACTCCTGCACGAGCACCTGACTCTCCTCATCATAACCAGTCGAAAGCAGATCTAAGGATCCATCCTTACGAAACACAGGCAACGGCACCTCTGAATACCCACGGATGGGCCGTAGATGCCTACAGAACTGCGACGACTCCAAAACACCTGCCGACGCCTTATCGCTCAGCGATGCGTTCTCCTCACCGCCCTGCGTCCGTTTGTAAGGCACCACGTGTAGCTCCAGCCAAGTGTGGAACTTCTCGCTGGGCATAGTTTCCAGCCGTCCGGCCGCCGTCACATACACCGGGATCCCGTCCCTCTGATACATCTTATCTTTAAGGGCTAGGCCCAGCGCATCCGCCGTCTCACTCAATAGCTTTCCATTACCAGGCAACTCCACCCGCGTCCGGCCGTCCTTATCGTCGGCGGCCTTCACCACCTCGGCCACGTCCCACTCATATCGATCCACCGCGTCGTCTGAAGTTTCCATGTACGCGTCACGCACCTTACGGCCCAGCTCCGCCATCGTTTCACCATCACCATACTTGGCTACGTACAAAGACAGATCCGCCTTCTCCGGCCGTCCCTCCGGCCAGATCTTAGACCAATCCAATACCCTTACCCGCCCACGCTTCGATACCAAGGCCCTTGCTACCAACTCAGCATGCGACTCACCTTGAGCATCACTATCTTGAAAAACGTTTACTACTCGCCCCGCTAGCGCAGCCGTGTAGCTGTCACGCCACTTCCCCGCACCCATCGGCACCGTCGTCGCCAACCACCCCATTTCCATCGCCAGATCCGCATCCTTCTCACCCTCACAAAACCAGACAGGCTCATCCGGCCGGGCGATTAACTCAGGCAGATTATAGAGCACAGGCTCCGAGCCCTTTAACGTCCACAACCACCACCCACCAAAATAATCTTTCGAGGCCGCCTTCTCGCCTACCCGATCCCCCTCCTTAGCAGGCCGCCGTTGAGAGAACCCCTTCGGCTCATACCTGAGAGTCTGATGAGCCAGCGTCCCGTCTGCGTTTAGATACGAATACGTCTTTACCAGATTGCGCTTTGGCTTGGCACCAGGAGCCGCCTTTGGCCGGGTCGATCGCGCCTCACTCGTATCGCCAGCAAACTCGCGGAGAATCTTAATCGCCTCACCTTGGCTTACACCGCGCACCTTCTCGATCAGAGTCACCTGATCACCACCATCACCCGTGCCAAAATCCTTCCAGCGTAATCCGTCTTTGCCCTCGTAGATATTAAACGAAGGATTTTCATCCCCCGCCCGTATCGGAGAGCACATCTTTCCCGTGCCAGAAGGGAAATTAACAATACCCAGCTTCGCCGCTGTATCCGCAAGGGACACAGTGGCTTTTAATTCTAGGATGGTCACGAGCTTACTTCAGCCCCCAACAACACCGCATCCCGCGCCCGCACAGGATTTTCAAGATCCATCTGCCCAGACTCCATATCTGAGATTAACTTTTTCAGCTCAGCAATATGACGTAACGACCGCTCGTACTTTTCCGTCATTAACTCCATCGGCGTGCGGCCGCTCATCCCTGTACCTCATTCTGTAAGAACGCCACTAGATCCACGATCGCCTTCATCTCCGAAAGCAGCTCCCGGTGCTTTTCCCTAGACCAGTTTTCTATCGGATCGCGCGACTCCACCTGCCTATGCCATTCAGAGAAACTCCGCACCACCTCTTGAATCGTGTTGACGCCGCCCTGCCTCTCTTCAGATCCGCGCACCACTTCACCTTGGGCGATCGATCGTTTTAAATCCATCGGGGTCAGCTTCTCCACCTCCGCCACCTTCGCCCACTTATCCTGCTCCTTTACCGTTGGAAGCTTTGTTAGGAACTGGTAGTGCTGGGCACTCAGCCCAGGGCGCCTTCGCTCCAGCGGCACCGCCGCCAGACTCATCAGCAGGTCATACTTACCGCCTACAAAATCAAACTCTAGCTGATCTACCGCCTCGTCCCAGTCAGTCTCCTCGTAGGACGCTTTGCCGTACTGCATCCAGTCTGCCTCCCACCATAGCGTCGCAGTTCGGGCCGCCTTTAACATATGCCCCACCTCCTTCCACTCCTCAATCGTCAGAGGTTTGTCGAATACCAGCCCATTTGCAGTCATTCGCACACCGGGCACCTTTTCCACCGTCCTGCCTTCATTATCCAGACGTTTCAATTCTAGGATTTGCATGATTTCATTATTCCCTTTTGGTTATCAGATTTAGTTTTCTCCACCCCCACCGACGCACGGCGCCAATGGTTTCCACGTTGAACCGATCGGTAAGATTCCACTGCCCCTGCAGATTTAAAATTTGCGTTCGTACGAATCCCTAGATGATCGCGCCACCAGATCGTCCGCTTAGAGAGGGCCGCCACCGTCCAGCCAAACTCACGGGCCGCCGCCCGCATCGATGGCATGCCATTGAGCGATCCCAGATCACAAGCAAAGCCCAGCGCCCAGCAGGCCATCTTTGTATTGCCGGGCCGTAGTAGGACGGCCACCACCCGCGAGATTGTTTGGGACAAAGAGATCTTCACTTCCTCGGCGGCCCTTGCCTGCGTCCATTCGTACACGTGCCGGGCACAGGCCAGCGTTTGAGTCAAAGTCGCACCCGGCATCTGAGCACAGATAATTTCAGCAAGGATATCTTCGGGGCCGTCCACCTCCCCGGCTATGTCCACCCTGTACGACGCCTCGGGCGCCGATGCCGGATCCATCACAGACTTCACAGCAAGTCCTTAAATAATTCTTTTTTACTAGAAGCAGACGCCTCTGGAGTGAAGAACTTAGCGCTTAAGTAAAGGTTTGGAGTATTCCTATGCTGTAAACGGTAGTAATAAATATGCGGATTATCTACGACCTTTAGTGCAAATAAATCAGCATCCAGAGCAGTATATTCCGTGTCTCCAGTGCGGGAGGTTTTAAACTGATAGGCTTTGTGGTCTTGTTTGAAGTAGGTAGTGCTTTTTACTTGGACTCGCAAAACAATCCCGTTTCCCTCGACCAATATGTCATAAGGCTTGTTTTCAATCCTATTTGCCGAAAGCCCCATGTTTAATAAATCAATCTGAACCGCAAGTTCGGCAATTTGCCCCTGATTGGTAAATCCAGTTTTAACTGGATCACAGATTTTCGGTGGATCAGGAAAAATTAACGTTTGATTCATTGTGCTACTTAATGCTTTTAAAACTTCTAAGAGTCATTTTGTACTCTTCTCGATAATCAGCCCAAATTAAGTTCTGCTGGCCTTTAATGTCCGTTTTCCATAGCTCAAAATACAATCCGTCTTGGCCGTCAAAGTTAAGATACCACCAAGAATGAAAATCACTCATCCAGCGCTTGCTAATTTTGTTGTTTTTAAATCTACAATACAATTCAACTATTGCGCATCTATCATTAGAATCACGCCGCCAAGGGCGCTTATATTTTCTAAAGCGTACACCTACAAAAGAATTTGAGAACTCATGGAAATTAGAGCCATTCTCGTCATTCTCTAAAGCCGCTTTGTCTATCCAAAGTAGAGCCTCAAGTATTGTGGATCTTAATCCAATATCGTTACCCTCTCTAAGACTATTAAACTTCTTCTTTAGTATTTTAAAATTGAACTCGTCGCAAATAAGGCAGGAGCTCATGATTTTGCAATTCTCCGTTTGAAGATCCGCTCCACTGCTCGGCCCCGTGCTTTCATCTCTTGGATCTGTCCGTTGTAACGGGCACGCCAGTTGTTCATCTGGGCTTGCGTAGCCTTAGCCGTCATCACGTACCCGTCCTTAGTGCCTATCACCATTCCGGCGCTGTGCTCCGCTCGGCGTCGCCAGGCACGGCGGCGGCCCCCGTACAGATCACATAGGCGCTGGGCCTGCACAGGCGTTTTGCGCCTGCGCAGGGCAGTCACCAGCTTGTTTGGCTTCGCCAGCTTAATCACCGCCAGCTCCTCAGCATCGGCCACGCCATTACAAACAGCACCACCACCATCATCGGACCAATAATCCGCACCGCTGTATCTAGGATTTCCATATTACTTTGCTCCTTTAAAATTAAATAATCTTAGGAAACGCCTCTGCCTGTTTACCTACTCGGGCGTATTTTAATAATTTAAGGGGAATTTGTTGCCTAGTTGAATTCCACGTCTTTATGATGAAGGCTAAAACGTGAAATTTTTTGTATCGTTTCTTTGCTGTAATGTTTTCTATGAGGACTTTTCTTAAAAGAAACACTGGGTCATTCTCTTCAACGTTTGCTCCATTTATTAGCTTTTCAATAAATGTATTTGCTAAATCTTTATTTATTTTAGAAAAAACAAAATGAAAAGCCGAGATAACTGAACTGGCAAGTAGTAATCCCCTTTCATTTCCGTGCAGTTTTGCAAATTCGATAATTTCGTTATTCTCTTTTATGTAATCTAATATTTCAGTGTCGGTATTGTCTTTTAATGACGGCTGTTGGCCTGGCTTAGATTCTAGCGCATACGCAAGTCTGGCAGCTGCGGCCACATCACGTGAGCACTCAATACCTGATAATGACAAATCATCCGAAAGTTTTCGTTTTGCCCCTTTATCAATCGTTTGAAACGCGGCCTCATCAAGACCCCTAACTATTAGCCTTGGGACAGACTTTCCTGTGGCAATAATTGCTCTTGCAGTGTGCGCACCGTCGGCAGCGTTTCCATTTTTATCAAATCGGAATGCATCGCCATTAAATAGATACCTATTGTTATTTATTTCATTCGATAGCTTTCTAATGTTGGTAGCATTTTCTGGTCTGTTTACTCTTAACTTTTCAAGGTAACTTTTTGCGAAATCAGATCCTAGCTGAGCAAGCTCTACCGTTACCCTTTCGCCATCTACATATCCAATTAAAGGCTGCACCATTTGAACTCTGCTGTTTGTTTCTTCTATTTGTGTGTTCATATTACTTTTCTCCTTGGGTTTGTTGTTTTTCTTTCAGGTAAACTGCTACCACTTCCTCTAGTCGCCCCAGCCTTGCTTCCATTCCTTGGATCCGCATATCCCTGGCCGCGTTGGCAAAGGCATCGAACACCCCTGCACTCCAGGCCACTGCAGGCTGGCACTCACCCAGCACCCCTTCCTGTTCCAGATCCCGCACATCAGTCGGATCAATCATATTATTTTGTTCCTTTATTTTTGTTACCGTTCCAAAAAGACATTTTTGGCGCAGGCCACGCCAACGGTAAGAAAGGGTTTTTGCGGGCAGGTATAAAACCCAGGGGCCGCAGGAATTTTTCTAATAAGGGAAAAAGCCGACCTCCGCCACGGATAGAACGTGTGGAGGCCGATTCGCCGTCACCTAGCGCGGGGGCGCCAGGCAAACGACCCAAGGGAAAAGAACGCAAAGTCACAGATCCCACTCCTTGCGGCACTTATCGATGCACCAGCAGACGAAGGCCACGGCGAACACCAGCCCACTCACCGCCACCCCAAACAGCACCGCCCATCCAACCAACACGGCCGCCATTCCGAACAGATCCTTTGCGAGCTGGTAGTCCATCAGATCGTCCTCATGGGGCGCATCCACTGGGCCTCTGGTCCGGCCTCTGCGGCGCGGGGGTGTGTTAAATTTTGACTGTAAAACCAAGCCGCCGTCCCGCGCTGGGGTAGTTGTTCCCCGCCGTAAAAATTAGTCGAAGTCGAAGCGTTTGCTACGGAGTTGCTACTAGATTCCCCTAACTCATTGCCCCATATGTCTTGCGCCCGAGAGGATTTGAACCTCCAATCTTGGCTACTTTCGTCAGTATGAGTATGCGTATTCATTGCGTATGTTTTTCTTGCTAGGCAATCGTAGCAGATGCTACGTTTAGTACATGGCCTCGATTTATAAACGAGCTGGCCAGAAGACCTACTCGATCCGATATAAAGCGGACGGGATTTGGAAGGGAAAAACTACCCGCTGGCAAACCGACTCCCAACTGCACAGAGCCAAGGCGCTGGCCGAGGCGGCCGAGCTGAGCGTCCACGAACACGAAAAACTTTTCGAGCACCATGGCTGGGTTAGATATCACATAGAAAATTGGCCTGCAAGCCATTTGACCATTTCCCATTACCTGAACTCTTGGAACTGGCTGGAGCTTTTCCTTTCGGAGCACGGCCTGCAACTCAGCCAGTTCGGACCAGCGGCCGCTGAAGCCTACATCGTTTGGCGTTGCGGAGATCGACGCCCCGCCGATGCCCATCGCCACCGCTCTGGCCACCAAGTCCACCGCAACCAAGCCTGCCGAGACGTCAAGATGATGAAATGGATTCAGAGGCAGGGCAGGCTGTTGGGGCGTTTGCAGACTCACGCCCTGGACGACTACCGGATTAAATACTCCCCCAAGATCCGATCCTTCCCGCCCTTTACGCCCGAGCAGATTACCCTGGTGCGAGCCGCCCTCAGCTCCCCGGTTCTCCCCCGTTGGATGGGAATAAGTTTTGAGATCGGACTGGCAACTGGCTGCCGACTCCGTGAAACTGCCCTTCCGCTGGATGGGGTGGACTTGGCCGCCAAGACGATGACCTTCCCCTGCCCCAAAGGCGGCGCCGAAATGTCCTTTACCATCCCTATCCCCGCCGCCCTCGTCGATCTGCTTACAAAAATCAAATCCGACGGCGAGACGATGACCTGCACCATCCCGCCCAAAGCCAGCTACTACTGGCGCCAGCTTTTTAATCGGTTGGGATTGCGTGTTCACTGTTTTCATTCCTTACGGGTTACGCGAGTGACCGAACTCCGAAAGGCTGGGGTGCCTCAATCTGTTTCCATGCGACTCGTAAACCATTCTTCGCATCTAGTCCACCAACTTTACCAACGGCATGAGGTGGAAGATCTGCGCCAGTTTGTTGACCGCGGGGCTGTGCAGACCACGTTTCAAACGCCCTTGGAAAAACCCGCCCGCAGATCGAGGGGAACCCAGCCTCATTCCACACACGGCGTCCGTAGGAATATGGGATGCCATACCCCAAACAAAATTCACCAATGCTAACTGGAAGATTATTTGCCAGGCGAAGTTGGGCGGCGGTAGTGGCGCTGGCCTTGGAATCAGTAAGGTCGGGGGATCTCACGCCCTATACGCATAGGATGCGCATAATTACTGTCAAGGGTTTATTTATAAATTAAAATTAAATGAGAAAAGTAACCACAAATCTTACGCTAGATCCGAGGATTAAAAAACAGGCGATTCTCCGAGCTAAAAAGGTAGGTCAAAGCCTAAGTGCTTTCATTACGATTTGCATCGTAAAAGAGTTACAAAAAAAAGTACGGGGGGGGGGGGGGGGGGGGGGGA